CGGTCAGGCCCGTTATCTTTTACGCGCGGTAGCTCGGCGCGTGCTTCCAAAACGAACGAATGCCCGAAATGTCCACAATATATATTTATCCCTCCTACATATACGGCGACGTAAACAATGGGGGTACAGGGACCGACCCCCCTCCCCCCTGGCCCCAGCCCTTATGTATCCCGTATAACCCAACCCCTATTTTTACCCTTGTTCTTGTTTTGTTCTCCTTACCCATTTATATTGACTTAAACACCGTCAGTCCCTATCCTTTGTATTCATGAGCAGTCAGGTAGATAAAGTTCGGAGTCTGACCCCCGACGATGAGAATATGATCCTGTCTAGGGGGCAGCTAGAGATGTTGGAGGAAGACCCTTCCAACATGGAAACGCTTGCGCGTTTGATGGGCGCAGTAAACCTCGATAACTTGTTCCGCACTATGCAAGATTCTACGATCAACGTGAATGCGAAGATTGAGTTTCAGAAAATGCTCAACAAGATGGGGCGGCTTGAACCGGACGTAAAAGCTGAGACGGGCACGGGTCCGCAGGTTGTGATAAACATTACACGCGCTAAAGACGAGCAGGGCATCACAATCGAGGGGACAAGTTCCGCGGTGGATACATGACGCATGAGATTAACTTCCAAGTCATCGAAAGTCTGGACGAGTTTTTCTACTCTGAAAAGTTTATTTCGCTGGCTGTTGGACCTGTTGGATCGACTAAAACAACCGCGGGTATAATGAAAATCCTGCATCACGCGGCGCAGATGGCGAGATGTAAGGACGGTGTCCGACGCTCGCGTTGTATTTGGGTTCGTAACACGCGTGAACAGTTGCGGGATACGTCAATTCCTGACTTCCTGAAGTGGATACCTGACGGGGTTATGGGGTCATTCCTCAAAACTGAGTACAAATTTATTCTAAAAGTCGGTGATATTGAGTGCGAAGTGTTGTTCCGCGGGCTTGATGACTCGAACGACGTTCGGCGATTGTTGTCGCTACAGGCGAGTTTCATCATTTTTGACGAGTTTAGAGAGATTCACCCCGATATTTATAACGCTGCGCAGGGCCGTGTGGGGCGTTATCCGGACAAAATGATGAACGGAGTGGGGTGTAAAACCGACGATGGGCGGTCGAACGCGCACCTGTGGGGTATGACGAACCCGCCGGATCAGGATACTTTCTGGGAAGAGCTACTCACGGAACCCCCAGATAACGTCCATGTCACGATACAGCCGTCGGGGCTTAGCCCTGAGGCCGATTGGACGCAGTTTCTGCCTGATGACTACTACGATAACTTAGCGCAGGGTAAGACCGAAGACTGGATCAGTGTGTATATTCACGCTGAGTTCGGTAAGTCGTTAAGCGGTCAGCCAGTATTTAGGGCGTTTGACAGAGCGAGTCATGTGGCTAAGACCGAGATAACACCGTTGTACAGCGACAATCCGTTGATCATCGGCGTCGACGCAGGGCTGACGCCAGCTGCCGTTGTCGGCGAAGTTGCATATGATGGTCGACTTATTGTGCATGATGCGATAATATCAGATGGAATGGGGGCGTTGCGGTTCGTGCGCGAGAAGCTTAAGCCCTTGTTATCAAACAAGTTTCCGGGCCGACGGACGTTGGTAATAATCGACCCGGCAGCGTTTCAGCGGGTGCAGACAGATGAGCGCACCGTAGCTGACATCTATAAAAACGAGGGGTTTACTGTCCGACCCGCGCGTTCGAACTCGATTGCTGCTAGACTCGCAGCGGTAGAGAAATTTATGACGAGAGTCGTAGATGGTAAGTATGGGCTGATCCTTGACCCCGAAGGGGCTAAGCCGTTGGTCCAAGCACTAGCTGGTAAGTACCGATACAAAATAAACACCAAGGGCGAAAAAGACGAGAAGCCAGAAAAGTCTCACCCGTGGTCCGATGTTGCCGATGCGTTCCAGTACTTGTGTCTCCATGCTGATGGAGGCGAGGTTTTCGGCGGTCATATGATGGCAGGCAACCGCAGAGAGGTTGTACGTGTGTCATCTGCTGGCTGGACATAACAGATTGACTCGTTAGTAGCTGGATGGTACTTTCGAGGCGAAAGTGAAGGTATTGCCATGGCGTTAGGTTCACCACTTATACCCGTCGCCCGTGCTTCAGATATTGAAGCTGCGGCTAAACGTGCTGCTGCTGAGATGCAGAATCAACCCATCATTCAGGGGTTAGCTGCGCATACGCGCCGCCGTTGGGAGGTGATGCGAGACCACCACCGCGAGAACATAGAGGACCGTCTGATTCAGTGCGTCCGAGCGCGGAACATGGAGTACGAGCCAGAGAAACTAGCTGAGATTCGCGAACAAGGCGGCTCAGAGATATTCATGGGGATTGTCAGCACCAAGTGCCGGACTGCCACAGCATGGTTGAGAGATACTTTGCTCGGCACGGGTGCTGACAAGCCGTGGAGCCTGTCGCCGACTCCGGTGCCTGACGTTCCCCCAGACGTTATTGCTAACTTGCAACGGATCATGGAAGGCAACCTTCAGATGTATTACGCTGAGGGTAACGCGCCACTGGACCCCATGGATTTAAAACAGCTTGCTGCGGGTATGAAAGACACCGCGATGCGGGAGATGAAACACGAAGCTGAGAAGCGCGTGGAACGCATGGAAACTAAAATGGAAGACCAGATGGCGGAAGGTAATTTTACCAAAGCGCTGTTTGAGTTTACAAACGACATTGCGACGTTCCCGTATGCCATTTTGAAAGGGCCGATTCCCAGACGGCGAAAGGTCTTGCAGTATGGCGGGCCTGAAGGAATACAACCAGTAGACGTGCTGCGCGATGAGTGGGAGCGGGTTGATCCGTTCAAGTTCTACTGGGCACCGTGGGGCGACGATCTCCAGAACATGCCTATTATTGAGGTTCACCACCTTACCCGCAGTGACATCGAGGCGATGCTAGGCGTTGAAGGGTATAACGAAGAGTCAATCAGGTCGATTCTTGCTGACTTCGGGTCGGGGGGTCTGGACTGGCTAGACCACGACGACGCAGAGTTTGAGGACGCGACGGGTCGTGATTTTGACGATGCAACGGGCGATCTGGTTGCAGCAATCCAGTTGTGGGATTCTGTGCCCGGTGATTTGCTGCTTGAGTGGGGCATGGACGAGTTAGAGATTCCTGACCCGCAAATGTCGTACCCGTGCGAAGTTTGGATGATTGATAACGTAGTTATCAAAGCTGTGTTGAACTACGACCCGTTGGGCCGTAAACCTTACTATCTCACTTCCTTCGAGAAAGTTCCCGGCAGAATCGACGGAAATGGGGTCGCTGACCTTTGTATGGACGCCCAGAACATGTGTAACGCCGCCGCTCGAGCGTTAGCTAACAATATGGGTATCTCCTCAGGTCCACAGGTCGGCGTTAATATTAGCCGCCTTCCAGCAGGGGAGGACATCACACAGATGTACCCTTGGAAGATTTGGCAGTTCACGCAGTCTGACTACGCAGACTCAAGCCCACCCCTTAGCTTTTTCCAACCAAACTCTAACGCTGGCGAGCTTATGGCGGTGTTTTCGAAGTTTATGGACCTTGCTGATGAGGTTTCAGGCATCCCGCGGTACATGACGGGGCAGCACGTTCCCGGCGCGGGTCGCACGTCTTCCGGCTTGTCTATGCTTATTTCAAACGCAGGCAAGTCGATCAAGCAAGTTATTAGTAACATCGACCACGACGTTATGACGCCAATGCTCGAGCGCCAGTATCAACGCAACTTGCGGTACGCAAGCGACCCTGACTTGATAGGGGACGTACAGATTGTCGCCCGTGGAGCTATGTCCCTTGTTGTCAAAGAAGCGGAGTCTGTGCGTAAGACTGAGTTCCTACGTCTTGTTCTCGAAAGTCCAGTCGCCCAGCAGATTGTCGGCCTTCCCGGCACAGCGGAGCTTATGCGCGATTTGGCGGGTAATCTTAACACAAACGTTGATCGTCTTGTTCCTAGCCGCGAAGATGTTGTAAAACAGCAAGCAGCTGCCCAGCAGCAGGCTATGATGATGCAGCAAATGCAGGCTGAAGCTCAGCTTCAGGAAGACGGATCAGAGCAAGGCGGACGCGAAAGTAACTTCGTTAGCAGCCGTCCGAATGGTCGCTAATGGCTTTACTTGATTCGTTGACACACTATTGGGTATGATATAAACATATGATTAACCTTAATTCTGTTGACTCGCAGCAAGCAAAAGCGCTTAATAGGCTACAGGAGCTAGGAAACGATGCTCTGCTAAAGCTGCTGCAAGACCAAGCAGATGAGGCTAAGTCTAAACTTGTATCCGCAACCGACATGGTACAAATCCACCGGTTGCAAGGGCGAGTGGAGGCATTTGAAGACCTACTGAGGGCGGTTGAAGAATCGGCCAAGGTATTAAACCGAAGCACACCATAACGGGAGCAGCATACTTCGGGCGCTGCAAAACAGAGTTGGTGCTTTAAGGAGATGATAATGGCATTGCC